TCCGCCGCCTCCGGCGCCGCAGTTTGTTCTTCCGATCATGCTCTCACCTCCAAAGGATAATCGTCGGGATCGTCACGGCGGCGGACGGCTGCTCGGAAGCGAGAATGTGAATGAACCCGTCGTAGCTGAACGCGGTTGGAGCGAATATCCCGCTGATGGCATCCGTCGCGGAGAACACAACCTCTGGAATCATTGCGGCTGTTACGCCTTCCAGCGCAATCTGCGCGTAATACGGGAAGTCTTCATACGCGGTGGGAGATCCCCATTGCGATGCCTGTACAACAACGTTCGTGAACGTCAGCTTCACCGCGTCGGCGGCGAGCTTCTGGTGTGTGATGGTTCCATCCGGGATTTCGCCGCCCGCTGCTTGCTCAATCGCCGTGCGGAGCTGCGCGAGCAGCGCCGCAAACTGGGCGTTGATGACGCTCGTGTCGGCAGTCACACTTTCTGTAACCAGCCCGCAGACGGCAGGATCAAGGCGCTCATCGGTGATCATGGAAGCCGTGATTGCCGTCGTACCGGCGGCGATGGAAATCTGCGCGAGGCTGATCTGCCGCTTTGTGCCGTTATTCGTCAGCGCCGGGGCTACCGCCGTGCTGGATGCCGTGCCTTTCAGAATCTTGATCTCGGGGAGGTCGGCATAGTCGGTCGTCTGCCACTCAACGATCACGCGATCAATGCGGTTGAGAACACCGTCGGCGGAATCAACCGTCAGTTGAAGCTTTGCCCCGGCGGATTTTTCGGCATCGTTCCACCAGACGATTCCATTTCCGTCGGAATCGGTGAGCCAGCCCAGCCCGTCGGAGACGGCAACAGCCATAGAGCTTTGAACCGCCGATACGGCGGCATTATTGTCCGCCGCGAACACGCCGGAGGTGCGCCCATGCAGCCAGCGCATGGCGTATTCTGCGCCGATGTATTCATCCCGGTTGTTCGGGAAGGATTTAATACTGCCCATTTAATCTCTCCTCACTTAATGCATCAAGGATAGGGTCGCCAAGGATGATCTGCGTCTTTTCACCCGTTCGATCAAGGGTGTATTTCAGGCCCGTGATCCGGGCGGCGAACGAGACGCCAAACCGGACGGAAATGCACAGTACAACGTCGCCGAGGTCGTAGCGAACGCCCAGCTCGGATGGGTCGATCACGACGTCAAAGCTCGAACGCTGGATGTACTTCCCCAGCTCCATGTTGCCGAACGAGGTTGCGGCGCTCGCAGCGTCGGCGGCGGTTCCGTCCGGCTCCTGCGAGATGGAGCTATCGAACCACCGTTCGTACCGTTCATCCCCGGCGGCGTCGCCGACAATCGTTACCGGCTCCGATTCGTCGGATAGCTTGTACTTTACATATGCAACATTCTTGAATGTGCTGGTATCCTTGCTGATCACGAGATCGGAGCAGGTTCCCTGCTCCTCGACAAACGCAACCTTGTGAATGCCGCTTGTCCGATCAACGCCCTTGAACACGCGGAAGGTATGCGTCAGCGTGTTGCCGTTCCAGTCCATCCGATGCCCCAGCTGTGCCGAATCGAGAACATCCATGATCTTATCGAGGAGCTGTCCGCCGTACACAGTGTTATCCTCTCCGTCCTCCGGCTGGTACTCCTCGGTCAGCCCCGCGGGCGTCGCCGTCTGGATGCGCGTCAGACCGCGGAGGTTGTCGTTGATGAGATCGTATACGCCCGTCTCAATCGTCGTTATGGCTTTCTTCGACGCGACGACGCGCTTATTCAGCAACCAGTTACAGGTATACCCGTTCGCTGTGATGCGATTCTGCACGGTATCGTGCTTCACGTTCACAAGTAGATACGTCGTCCCGCGGACGGTATTATAGAGCATCGCGCCCTCAACGAGGGCGCGGATGTTATAATCGTCCACCGGCGCGACGATCTGAATTTTCCCGATCCCGTTGGAATACTCCGTCATCTGAATCGAGATGGCGTGCGTCAGCTGCCGCCGCGTGGAAAAATCGCTCGGATAAATTTCATAACTCATACCGAAATCCCCACGATCTCTTCTGCGAAGTCGATGGATACTTGCAGGTTGTCCAGCCCTTCGTCCGCCGTCGGCTTCAATACGTTGTCGCCAACCGCCAACCGGTAGAGGCTCGATGTCAGTTCCAGTGCGCCGCGGCACTCGCCGTCCACGCTCGAGGTGACGTAGGTTCGATCATGCGTGATCTCGATCACCGCACGTTCCCCCGCGGCGAGGGACTTGTTCAGGCGAATGAACTTCCCGGATGCCGCATCGAGAATCTGCGGATTCTTTACCTCGTTCAGAGCGGAGAACGTCAGCGTGTACGGGACGGGGACTTGTCCGCCGTTCTTCACGTTGATGAACTGCGCCGTAACAACGGTGCCGAATCGATATTTCCGGCTTTGGTTCCACGGGAACTTAAAGCCGTAGGAAACGCCGGACAACGTTGCCTTGGCGGAGCTGTCCTTCTGCCAATAGGGATACGGCGCGGTGAGAGAGAATTGGAACGCCGCGAACACCGGACGCGCCTCAATGGTCGGCGTTGCCGTAGGGCGGACGTCGAGGTAGTAATCATCGGCATAGAACCGCCCGTCGAGGTCGGGGCGCACAACGGAGAGAAGCGCATCCTTGTTCTCCGCCTGGAACTCGCCGACGAGAATGCCACTGACGGTCACGGGACGGGACTGGACGTTGACGCTCTGCACGGTCGTGCCGGTCTGGTCGATGCCCTGCGCCTCGTTGAGCTTGCAGACGACGGTGTCGATGCCCGCGGGCTTGTTGATGAGATAGCCGCGGTCGTACTCGAATACGATCTCGCCGCCGTCGGCGTTCACATACCGGAACGTTTTGGAAAGGTTGCTCATATTGCCCACCTCGCCATCTCGAAGTATGCCGCCGTCGCTGCGGCGAGCTCTACGGGCGTCTGCGGGACGCTCTGAATATTTTGGACGACGGTAATTCCCGAGGCGTTGGGTGTGCCGCGCCGCCAATCCTCGGCTTCCGACTTCGTCAGAACGCTTTCCCCGCGATGGAGGACGGCGGAATATCCATCGTATGGAACGTAGTCCAATCCTCCGGCGCTGTACCGCCCGGTACCGCCGCTGCTCATGCCGACAGCCGCCGCGTTGGAGATGGATTCTCCGGCTTTGCGTGCCGCCTCGGAGCGGCTGCTCAGTCCGGCGATGAATCGGTCTGCCGCGGCGATACCGGAAACGTAAAAGCTCGCGACGGTCACCTGATCGGAGACGGCAATGGCGGTTCGGTTCACGAGGTTCTGCCCAGCTTGCTCGGCGGAAACATCGCTGTCCATGGCTTCCGCCATTTTCGTGCCGGGGTTCTCCGTCACATCCACCGCGCCGACGGATTGCAGGAACGCCTTTACGGCGGCTTCCCCGCCCTCTTCCCAGAGTGCGCGAAGTTCGGCGAGACCGTCCTCGCCTCCGGCGCTTGCCTCGGCGAGCATGGAGACTACGCCCGCGTACATCTCCGGTCCGCCGGAATAGAACATCTCCGCCATCTCCGCCGGAAGCTGCCCGGCAATGACGGACATATTGTCCGCAAATGCATTTGTCGCGTCGATGTTGTGGCGCATATTGTCGAGCGCCTGCTGGTAGGATAGCTCGCTCTCCGTGTTGATCCGGGAGAACATATTGGTCGCTGCGCTGGTGTAGGTGTTCAGGCGCTCCGTCGCCTCTTCCAGCGTCAGGCTGCTGCCGGACAGCTCCACGGAGAAGCCGTTCGCGCTGACCGTCATTTTGTCGATGGCGTCGGCGGTCTCTGTAGCAGATTCCGCCGCGGAGGATTCCGCCGCCTCCATCTCAGAGAGCTGCGCCGTGCCGTAGCTGATCTTGGAATTGAGAGCTTCTACCTGCCCGGTGAGCCGCCAGAATGTGTCCGCGTCTTCTGCTTCGGTCACTCCGGCGAGCTGCGTTTTCAGGTCGGCGAGGGTGGATTTCAGCTCGTCGAGCTTCGCTCTTGCGTCCTCTACGCTATCCGTTGGGAGCGGGTTGCGGAAGGCGTTCGCCGAGCTTTCCCACTCCTCGGCAACGTCGGCGAACTTTCCGACAAGCCGTTCAACTAAACCGAGCAGCTTCTCCACGGAGGGGGACAGGATGTTCGAGAACGCCGTTTTCAGGCGGGACGTCTGCTCGCCGACCTTGGCTTGCGCCTCCTGTAGCCTGAGCTGCGATTCACGCGCACGCATTACCGTGCTGTTGTTCTCCTGCATCGTGTTCGCGGCGTTCTTGTAGGAGGCGGACAGTGTGTCGGTGATTAGCGCGGCTCGCTCCTGCGTGTCGGTGCACGCGGCGAGGCGGAGGTTGAAATCATCCTCGGAGATGCCGACCCAGTTGAGGGCATCGGCAAGAACACCGGTAACCTTACCGACTTTCGCCGTCTCGTTTGCCGCTTCGATCAGTCCGTTGATGGGCAGAGAATCGCCGAACGTTCCGTAAACACCCGCGGCAATCTCCGTCCACCGCGACTGTTCCTCCATGCTGGATGTGAGCTTTGCGAGGAGCTGTGATGCTTCCACGGCGGTATCGGTGTCGCCAAGGATCTTGTAAAACTCACGAAAAGTTCTTCTCGCTGATGTGTTGGAGTACCCGACGGCGTTGAACGCCGTTTCGAGCTTTCCCATGGAGACGCGGAAGTCCTCCGTGGATTCGTCCATGTTCCACACAGCCTCCGCGAACTCGCTGATGGCGGTAACGATCTGTGAAACTACGTTCGCGAGCGTCACGCCCTTCGCCACAGAGCCGACAATGGTTTTCCCGAACTTCTTTAACGAATCGTCCGCGCCTTTTCCCTCTCCTCCGACGTCACCAAGCCCCTCAGACGTTTCTTTGAGCGGAGGAGCCGCTTTGTCGGCACCTTTCCCAACACCGCGTATGGCGCGTTCTGCATCGTTTAACGCGGTTTCCGCTTGGTTTGTCTCGGTTGTCGTCTCCTCAACGGACTGCGTGAACTTGTCAACCGCCTTTTCCGCTTTCTGTGTGTCTTTCGGAACGTCGGCGGCGCTGCCGCCGAGCTTGTCAAACGACTTGGAGGCGTCCGTTACCTGCTTGTCGAAGTCGGAGGTATCGAGCGTTAATTTTGCGAAAAGATCGAACACGTTCATGCTTCATTGCCTCCTATCGCAGCGCGTATGCGGGAGATGATTGCCTCCGGCTCTTCTGTCTTTGGCGGATGCAGGATGTCGGCGTAGCGCTTGGTGAGCGTTACCTCCCGGTGCAGGGCGGCATAGAGCGCATCGGCGACGTAGAGCCGGAAAGACAGGTCCTCAACGCGCCGCGCTTCTTTCGATTGCGCGTATCGCAGGATTGATTTTACGCTTTGTTCTCCGGCGTATTCTCCGGCGCAGAGCCAGCACGTCTCGCGCCAACCTGCGCCTGCGTAAAAAAAGACTTCCACACATCGTCGCCGGTGAGCGCCGCCCAATCCTGCAGGGTGGAGACGTAGGTCAGCTCCGCGGCGTATTTCTCCGGCGTGGTGCCGTAGCACACCGCCATGACGCGGCAGAAATCGTCCTCGTGCTTGGAGAGAACCTTGTAGAGCTGTGAGAGGATGTAGGATCGCTTGTCGCGGTTTTCCGGCTTCTTCTCCTGCCGGTACAGCTCCCGCGTGTCCTCGTCCTCGGCGATGTTGCACAGCGGGTCGATCAGGGCGGCAAAGGCGCTCAACGCGCCCTTGCCTTTGATCTCGGACGGAAGTGTCAGCTTCTTCACGCCTCGTCCGTTCCTTCCTTGATAAACACCTCGAACGGAACAACCGTCTGGGCGCTCATGCTGACGTGTCCGGTGAACTCAAACGCGAACTGCGCCTTGCCCTTATCGGTACTCTGGAGGGAGAAGCCGCCGGTGGAGAGGGCATTGAGAATGTGGATGGCGCAATAGCCGCCGTTCGTCTCGCCGTTCTTGTCGGAATAGTCGCAGACGAGCCAGAGATCCTTAAAGTCTGCGGACTTGATGTCCGTGCGCGGCGTGATCTTCGTCGCGTCGGTCGTTCCGACATCCGCAGCCGCCATGAGCCGGGCGGCGACTGCCGGATTCACCGTAATGAGCGTGCCGGAGAGCTTGATCTCCCACGATTCGAGCTTTTTTAGCTCTTTCATATTCTTCGGGCAGTTGTCGATGTCCTCTCCGAAGTCCGTGAACGTCTGGGTGGCGGTGAAGTTGATGCCGCCGGAGGTAGCGCCGAGGATGTTTGCATCCTCGATGGTCGGCGTCGCGGGGGTAAAGGCATCAAGGAGAACACCGGCATTGATGCCGATATTCTTGAAGGTATCTTCGGGAATTTTTGTAAACTTCATTTTTTCACCTCAATCTTGCGTTAAAAATTCAGCCGTTATATTGATATAACGGCCTTTGATCTTATCGTCCGCCGCGTCGGTCTGCGGCTGGGAAAACGGCGTGCCGCGCTGAATGAGGATCGCGCCGCCGTTGCAGGGAACATAAACGCCGCCCAACCCGATGGCTTTGGAAATCTCCTCCGACTTGCTGACGATGGGAAGGAGGGAATCGCCGTAATACCATAGATTGATCACTATGGGCATTGCGCCGTCGTCGATGGAGCCGATGGTCTGCTCATACACGAGGTACGGGAACGCAGCGTCGGCTTCCGCCTGATTCGGATAGGCGGGAATGCCGAACGACGACATGAACGAATGTAGAGCCTCCGCCTTCGTCATGGCAGCGCCGCCAATCTGCGTACGTTGTACCGCTCGAACTGGAAGGTGGAAGCCGACGGAGTTTTCGGCAGCTTGGAAACGACGAGGTAATAGCTGCCGTCCGCCTTGATCACGTCCTGCTCGTCGAGGTTGGTGTTCACTGGCGTGACAATGGTATCGGTGTAGGCGACGCTCGCCTGTTGGGCGGCGATACGCTCCGTAGGTGTGAGGGAGGAAAACGCGGCGCTGATCTCCGCGCCCTCCGTCCAGCCGTTCACGAAGCCGCCGACGCCGTCAGGGACTTTCGTCTTGTTCATCACGACGGCGGGCGCATAAAAAGTCTCGTATAGGCTCATATCTTCCTCCATCGGTTCAGGCGGGAGGCGAAAGCGCCTTGCCATGAGGCGGAATCGCTTCCCGTTCCCTTGCTGTAGGAATAGCCGCCGAAGCTCTCGCTCTGGTATGGGCTTGCGAGAACATCGGCGTTTTTGGCTTTCCATTCCTCGATCTCGGCGGCGATAGCTTCCAGCGCGGGCGGGATCGCCATAGCCCAGATCGCGCCGTCAAACGTTTCGTCCGCGGGGAGCTTATCCCCGCAGCGATACACTCCGTCGCAGAAGACGCTGCCGACGACGCGGAAAAACTGTCCGGCGGCGAGAAACGGCAGCGTGATCTCGCCGTCATTCACGGTGTACTCGCCGGGAACAATGTCCATGGCGAAATAGTTGTGCAGCGAAGCACAAATCTCGTCGATCATTGCCCCGCTGCACTTGGTATTCTCATTCACGCTGCCGCCCTCCTATCAGGACACGGAGGCGAGGAGCTTGGCGATCTTCGTGCCGTCCGTGACCTTCGCGCCGTAGACGTGCAGGCCCTTGACCGCGTCGGCAAAACGGCTCTCCATGCGGTACGCCTCGGTCTTGATGATCTGCTCGGCGTAGGTGGTGGCGTCGGTGATCTGCGCGGTGATCTCGAAATAGGGCGTCTTGCCGGTGTCCGTGCCGATGCCGGTCTTGACGTTGTTGGACATGTAAACGTCGAAACCGGCGATGCGGCCGACAAGGCCGTTGATGAGGGCTTCCTGTCCGGCGGTCGCGGTGCTCTTGGCGAAGCGGTCGTCGAGCAGGAGGAGGGAGTGGACGTCCGGGGGAACGACGATGGTGCGGCCCGTGTTGGGGACGTTCGCCTTGTCGAGCTTCGTCTTGAGCTTCACGATGTTCTCATAGACGTTGGAGCCGGTGAGGGCAACGGGGGCGGCGGCAGAGCCGATGGTGTTTCCGGCAGCGGCACCGGCAGCGATCACGCCGAGAAGGTAGGCGTCGGAAACGTCGGCGAGGGCGTAGGCGGCGCGGCCCATCGCGGTATCGACCAGCTCGCCCGCGGCCTGCACCTTGTCCACGTCGTCGACCTGGAAGTTGAAGTACTTGGCCTGGTCAATAACGAGGGTCTGATCGGTCGTGGTCAGGGTTTCGGGAGCGTCGATGTCGGTATTCTTGGTGTAGCTCTTCACGGTGATCGCACCGATGGTGTTGATGTGGACGGTGTCGCCATGGTTGCTGATCTCGCCCTCATAGTTGCGGTTGACGAGGTTGGTGGCGACGTGCGCCTTTTCGAGCGCATAGAGAAGTCGGGCGCTCCAAAGTTCGGGAATAAAAGTGGTTACAGCCATTGTGAATTAGTCTCCTTTCCGGTTGAGGGACGCCTTTACCGCGTCCCAATTCTTGTTAATTTCGGCGGCGGACATTTTCTTGATCTCGTCCGTCGTGTAGCGGGTGACAGGATTGTTGTTCGGCGGGGTAGCGGTGTTCGCACCCTGCGTCTGCGTCGTGGACACGAGCGGCTTAAATGCGCCCGCGATAAGCGCGTCGAGGGACGCGGCGTCTTTGATCTTGTCCCCGTCCATTTCGAGCGCGGCCATTTCCTCGCCGCAGCCCCGCATGGCGAGGTCGAGATTCCCGCCGGTGATGTGCTTGCTCTCGAAGTAAGCCCGGACGGCTTTCTCTTTCGCCGCCTTGGATTCCTTCGCGGTGACGGCGGTCTTGTACGCCTCGAAATCGGAGTGCTCCTTTTCGTATTTCGATTTGTAGCCGTCGTCGCCTTTGGCTTTGAGCGCGTCAAGCTCGGCCTGTACGGCCGGGAGCTTTTCCGCGTCCGCCTTGAATGCGTCGCGCTGTTCCTTGAGCGCGTCGGTGGTCTCGACGTGCATCTCGACGATGCTGTCAACCTGTTCGTCGGTGAGCCCCATTGCCTTGAGGGCCTTTCTTGTGAGTGCCATAACGATTACTCCTTTTCATTCTTTCGCGGCGGTGCATCGCCGCAGAGTATTAAAAAAGCCGCTTAAAAAAGCGGCAGTAAAAAAATCAGCTTACGGCGGTGCATCGCTGTAAGCTGATTTCTTTATTCGGTTATTTGCTGAGGTATTCCTTGATGATCTCCTTATAGTCGTCAAGGCTGCGCTCGACCGCGTTTTTCAGAAAGCGCCGGGGCTTTTGCGGATAGCCCATGCGGAATTGTCCGGTCGCCGGATCGCGGTAGACCCAGCGCTCTTTAGGCGTTCCGCCGCCGATGGCGTATTTGCCGGTCCCCTCGTGGACGTAGACCGCGTAATTGACGTTTGTGCCGACCTCGACGGAATCACCGTCTACCTGATGGGCAATGCTGGAGCGCAAACGCCCGGTGTCGACAGCGCCGACGTCGGTAATCTCGTCCTTTACATCGCCCTCCGCCTGTATGCCGACGGCTTCCAATGCCCGCAGCTTCTGCTCGGCGGTGGCTTTGAGAACATCGGCGACGTTGTCATAGAGCTTATAAACGAATGGCATTAGAAATCCGGCTCCCATTCGTCCATTCCGCCGCCGAGGTCGCTGTAAGGACACGCCTTGCATACGCGCCGGGCATTCTCGATGTCCTCGATCTCGGCAAGCTCCTTTGTGGATGAAATCTTGAACATACCTGTCAGGCAGCAAAGTGAATCGTAACACAAATCTGCCGTAATCACGCGCCCATACGCCGGGCAGTAATGATCTGCATCATAATCCAGCATTTTTTATTGCCTCCATCATTGTATCAATTTCCTCATCGTAATCTGCGCGTTTCCACGCAGTTTTGTATATCCATTGGTCGTTTTCTCGCGTAATTATGCTTATTCCATCGGAAGAAACAAACATTTTCCTTCTTCCGTTCCATTGCACAAACATTATTTTTGCATTATCCATATATCCGCGTACTTCATCGTCGGTAATTCCGCGTTCAAGCATACGGTGCATGATATGATACGGATCACGTTTTCCACTTGGGAGGATATACGCTCTCTCTTGAACAGGAGGAAGCACAACACCGCGTTCTATTCCGGCCGTTTTTAATTCCCGCTCGACATCGTAGAACGGCTGACTGCTTTCCGGGTATTTGTCGAGGTATTTTTTCAGACCCTTGACATACTTCCATTTCTCGGTATCAGTATACTTGAAATTCTGGAAATCATCAAATGTTTTCGGCACATTGTCCCCGACGATTTTTCGGTATTCCTGCCATTGGGCATAATCGGAGCTGCGGCGGGCGGCTTTCTTGAAAGCGAGCGTTGTACCCTCCGGGTCTTCCGCCATCTTCTTTTCCAGCCACTCGGTATACGTTTCCCGTTTCCGTCCGTGTCCCTTGACTACGGCTTTGACGGAACAGCGGCAGTTATAAATATTCCAGCCGGACGCGCCGTGCGAGGTGTCGCCGGGAAACATCAGCTTCTCCCCGCCGACGGTGAACGCTTCCTCCATGCCCACGCGCTGACCGTCTGCCTTGCCGTGCCATTTTCGGGTACGGTGATCCTTGGTGGCGATCCACTCCCGTTCCATGTCGATGCCCATTTCCGCAGCTTTCTCATACGTCGCCTGACGTCCGCCGTTCTCGGCGGCGGTAACGGCGGTTCGGGCGGCACGGATGGCGCTCTCGATCTCCATATCCGTAATGCGGCGGCGGAGGTCTGCGGCGATCTCTCGAATGCTGCGTCCCATGAGGATGCCGGATGTGACGGCGTTCGTGATCTGCTTCTTTCCGTACTCGAGGTCGATGTTCCGTCGGACGGCTTTCTCTTTCGGATAATACGGCATTAAATCCGGCTGCTCAACGGTCAGGCGGCGGACGGTCTGCTCATCGTAGAGGGTGAAATCGCCGCCAGCGTCCGATACCTCATACGCGGCATAGTTGCGGTTGAGCGTATATATCCCCGGTGTGGCATCGTTGACGTAGGAGATGGCGACCTCGTTGGCGTTGGTCAGTCGTTCGGCGAGCTTGTCCCGCAGGGCTTCAAAGCGCTGACCGCGCCCCATTTGGGCGAGCCGCCATTGCTTGTAGTCTTCTTCCGTCCACTCCCGACCGTTGACGATGGTGCCGATGAGCTTTCGCATTTCCTCATCGCGGAGGCGGAAATTGGCGAAATACTCGTCAATGATCTGCTGGAGGTTTTTTGCCGCGCCTCCGTACATTTCCCGGATGCGTTTTTCGAGCGCGTCCAGCTCCGCATCGGTCAGTCGGCGTCCCTCGTCGCGCTTCATTCATCCAGACCGAGGCGGTTAACCGCCGCATTGTCCCGGCGCTGCATAATGTCGTCAAACTGATCGGCGTCGCCGTTGATGGTGAGCAGCTTCTTGATGATGTATTCGTCGTCGTAATACTGCGCGGCGAGGATGATGCTCTGCGTCTCCTCCTGCTTGTTGATGATCTGACTGCGCGTGTACGTCGGCTTGTCGTCGATTCCAAGCAGGGACAGGATGCCGACAATAAAGCGCGTGACCTGCGCTTCGAACATATCCGTCTTGAGATCGAGCGGAACATACGCGGCCTTGATGGCTGTCGCGGTCTGGTTTCCGGCGGACACGGCGGCGCTATCAAAGCACTGGAAGTCCTCGAACAGCTTCTTCTTGAGCATATCAATGGTCGTGTTCGTTCCGGCATACGGCGCTTCCAACGTGTGCGCCTCAGCTCTCGCGCCCTCATCGCCGTCGGCGTGGGCAACGTGCGTGGTTTTCAGCCGCTCGACAAACCTGGCGTCGTCGAGGTCGTCCATGCCACCGCAGTTGGTGAGGACCCAATAGATGAGGTTTCCCTCGTCCACGTTGTTCACCATGTTCGATGTCGCAAGGTCGAGGGCGTCAATGGTGTTGCGCTTGCCGACGATCTCCGACAATCCGCGTTCGTTGTTAAACAGCGGCACGATGGGGAAGCCGGGATAATTCTCGCCGTCGAGTATTTCTGTACCGCCGACTTCAGAAGAGCGTACAAGCTGCTTGTAGGCTCTCTTGTCCTGCATGATCGTCATCGGCTCGCCCTTGCGCTGGATGAACTCGGTGAAGCCGTCCAGCTCATAGAGCGTCACGCGCTTTGGCTTTTCCGGCGCGAGCTGCCAGAAGCGGATGCCCGCGGAGAGTGCGCCCGTTTCCTCGTCATAAAGCGGCACAAATTCCGTCAGGCGAAAGACGCGCAAATGCTCCCAATCCCAGAAGCCGAACGAAACGCCGCCGATCTGCGCATACTTGGCGGCGGTCATAATCTCCTCGTCGAAGTCGGCGCAGAGCTTGTCTGCTGTTTTCTTGTCCGCGAACGTGACGCCGTTGCCGAGGAGATACGCGACCTGCTGGTTAACGTCGAAGCGAAAGAACGAGGACGCGAGCTTGTGATTCGCCGTGAACATATCGCGGTGTGCCTTGCCTTTGAGATCGTAGAGGATCTTTTCGTACCGGCTGATCGTTGGGTTCTCTCCGTTGTAATACAGGTCGGCGTCCTCCGCTGTGCGGTACGACTTGCTGCCAGTGTGCTCGTCGATGGCGTTGTTGATGAACGTCGTCCTCGCGTCGAGCGATCCTCCCGCGGCGAGTAAGTCCTGATAGGTGTACATATTTCCTCCTTACATCCACAGCGGGACGTATTCCGTGTCCTTTTTATTCCACAGCTTTCGCACGATGGACGCGGCGCTGTCCGGCGCGTCGTCGTGCTCGGCGTTCTCGGTGTAATCGCAGATCTGATTGATGTATTCCGCGTCCGTCCCCGCGACGAATACCACGTTTTTCCATTCGCTTTTTAAATAGCTCGTGATCTTGACAAATTTGTTTGTCTTCTCGTGGTAGGTGTCGGCACGCTCGCCCTTGTCGCGGAGCGTCTTTGCAAGGTAGCCCTTATCCGAGTTCCGCTCGCAGTAGATCAGCCCGGCGTTGAACGCCTTTCGTAGGCGGATGATCTCCGGTAAGCAGTCGTCAACGTGCTTCTGCCAGAGCCGCCCGTAAATGTAATACTTGCCGCCGGACTTTTTGCAGATAGTGAACGCGGTTCCGTCCTCGCCGCCGTAGGAGGCGTCGATATGACAGATGCCCTGCTCGGCAAGCGCCGGGTCTGCGCCCGTTTGCGGTGACGTGAAAATAACATCATCGGACGCGATGTGGCGCAGCTCGTAGTTTGCGGCAAAAAGGGAGGCTGTCATAGCCTCCCGAATGATCTGTAATTGCTCTTTGGAAATTAAGCCGGTAGAGTAACAATCGTGCCGCTCGATGTTGGGCATGAGGGAGAAGCAGTCCTCTTTGTGCCACGGCGTGCCGGTGTTGAAAATGCGCCCGCCGCGGTTGCGGATGTTTTGCAGCTCTTGATAGACGATCTTTGTGCGGTCGCGCTCGGCCTTACTCGTGCGATCCTGCACGTTGACAATGTCGTCGGTGAAGATTCTGTCAAAGTGCTTGCCGGTGATGCTGCCATTGATGCCCATCGCAACGATCTGCGATGTGCCCTTGCTGTCGCCGGGCAAATTGGATGATAGCTCCGACGCCGTCTGCGTTGTGAGAACCATGTCCTTGCCGTGGATGAGCCGCGCCGCCTCCTGCATGGGCGGGGATAGCAAAATATTCCGCACCTGTCGGATGACCTCTTTCACGTCGGCGTCGGTCTTGCGGAGGAACAGCGTTTTCTTGTTCGGCAGCAAAACGAAAATGCACGCGAGGGCGACGGAAACGCACGTCGTTTTATACGAGCCGCGATGCGCCTGCAAGGTCTTGTCCTGCGTGCCGCGGATCATCTCCGTGATCCACCGGTTGTGCAGAGCTGTCAATTTGTCAAACCCGACGGCGTAGCCGACCTTTACCGGCTCATTCAGGAGAATTGCTATCGCCGCTTCCCGCGTCAAAGCCGATCACCATCGTTTCCAATTCGTCCAGGGACATCCCCTCGCTGTTTGTGACGTTCACGTCCACGTTGTCCCGCTGGTTGAGGTACTGTTTGCCGAGGAAGATCGCCATGGTGGCGTTCTTTTCGGCGAGCCGCCACTGCATACGGCGGAGGGATATTTTGCCCGTTCCGCGCTTTTCCGCAAAAGTGTCCGAGAAAGTCATGTTGTAGGTTTGCTTGCACCATTTGTTCAGCGTGTCTTCGCATACGCCAAACCAAGAGCATATCTCCTCTTCCGTGCATTGCAGACCGCAGAGGTTTTCAAATTGTTTTTGATCGATCTCCTTTGGAGGTCTCCCGGTTCTTGCCATAATCGCCACCCTTTCTTTGCTGGCGCTGGATGAATTTCTGCATATCCCGCTTTAAATACGGGCTGTTTGTTTTTGCTATGATTGCTTTTGCTTCTTCAATCGTCATGGAGCAGCACCGCTTCCTTTCCCGTGAACTTCTGCCAGCGGTCAATGATCACGTCAACAAATTTCGGGTCGAACTCCATGCAGTACGCATGACGCCCGTTCTGCTCCGCTGCCATGATCGTTGTGCCGGAGCCAGCGAACAGGTCGAGCACATTCTCTCCCGGCTTGCTCGAGCACTGCATCTGATAATCAAACAACTTGATTGGCTTCATTGTCGGATGCTCCGCAGACCGCAGCGGCTTATCAAAATTCAGAACCGTAGTCTGGCGGCGGTTCTTGAAGAAATAATGCGATTTCCCTCGCGTCCAACCATACAGACACGGATCATGTTCGTTTTCCTCGATCTCGCTCTCGCCGTAAAGACATGGCTCATGTTTCCATTGGAAGTCCTGCCTTCCAAGAACCATCGAATTCTTTACCCATATAAGACATTGCCGAACGCGGAGCATCGCATCACGGCACGCGCCGTGGAAGTTGTACCCCTCACTATCCGAGTGCCAGATATAGAATGGCGCTCCCGGCTTCATCACCATCGCAGCATTTGAAAAGGCATCTGTGAGGAAGCGCCGAAACGCCGTATCTTCCATATTGTCGTTCTTAATCTTTCCGGCGGCGCTCTGATAGTCCACATTGTACGGAGGGTCGGTGAGAAGTAAATCCATCTGTGCCCCACCCGTGAGCTTTTGTACATCATCCAGAGACGTGCTGTCGCCGCACATCAGCCGGTGGTCGCCAAGCTGATACACATCGCCGATTTTGCTTTTCGGCTCTGCCGGAAGGACAGGATCGTAATCATCCTCAATGACGGAATCGTCCAGCTCGTCACGCAGCCCCCAGTCGAAATCAAACGCGGACAGGTCGATCTCCGGCAGCTCCATCGACAGAAGATCCATGTCCCAATCGCTCTCGTTGGTCTTATTGTCCACCAGCCGCAGGGCGTTGACCTGTTCCGGGGTAAGATCGTCCACGCAGACGCACGGCACGGATTCCATGCCCAACTGCTTTGCCGCCAGAACGCGGCAATGTCCAATAACAATAACGCCGTCGCGGTCGATCACAACGGGCTGCACAAAACCGTACTGCCGGATGCTCTCCGCCACATTGTCGATCTGCCGCTTATCGTGCTTCTTCGCGTTCTTCGCATACGGCACTATTTCCTTGATCGGGATATTCTTAACGTCCATAACATTCTCCATCTCCGCCGCCCCCTCCGCTGCGTACGGCTTTCCCGCCTTTCGGCTTCGCCCAAAACAAAAAGCCACGCTTTGGCGCTCGGTGATCGTCCGGCGTCTCTGCGTGGCTTTGGATGTTACTATTATACCACGGATTTTTGAAAAGTCACTGGCAGAAAACTCGCATTTTTACCGCGTCCCGTGCCGGGCGGTGCAGTAGCCGGACAATGCACGGGTCGCCTTGCGCCATACGGTGCTATCGTCACAGCCGAGCTCATCGCAAAGCCGCTGCACACCGTTTTTCTGTTTGTCGATGTACAGCACTTCCAGAATACGCTGTTCCTCGTCTGTCAACGTGGAAAGGGCTTTCTTCGTCAGCCTCACCTCCGATTCTGCAAAACGGAGATTGTCGGACAGTAGATCGATCAGGCAAATGCTGTTGTTCATGCGTTCCTCATACGACGTTCCGCCGCCCTGCACTGGGGCCGTTCCCGTGGATGCACTCTTGATGGAGGTCATGCGCTCGCGCTCCATGTTAATCTCCTCCGGGATGGACAAAATCGCCGCCTCGTTCTTACGGAGGTTGAACAGGTCTGCTTTGCATTTCATTTTCCAGAGTTCGTTCACTTTCTCACCTCGTCATTTAATGTTACACACTCTGTGCCGCGTTTTTATTTACGGCGGGTCTGTTTATATCTCCCACCCGAACTCGTCCTTTATGGCGTCTCTGACTTCCCAGATGTTGAGGTTCTTGCTGTTCACGCTCTCGCGGATGTTGCGCACCTCGTCCGACATGCGGTTCACGTCCTCCTGCGTAGGATGGAAGCACTCCATCCACGCCCATACGAAGATCGTCATGGCAATGGACACGGCCCTGTGCATGGAGACATCTCTCGGCTTGCGCTTGGATTTACTGCTCATCCGGCGCTCCTTTCTCATCGTAATACACGGGCTGCGTCCTGTCGCGGTCTTTTTCGTATCGGAAATAATCGCCGACTTCTACCGTGCTATACACTTCTTCCGTAACGTAATATGTCGCCGTGATCCATTCGTCATCCTGTACGGCCTTGATGCAGATTTCGTACTGGTCGGGATAATGCCGCCAGACGGGAATCATAATAATTCTGATGGTTTCTCCGCTGCTTATCGTACACGGGATCATCATGAATGTCGTGTGTGCTGGCGTGAAAGTCTTTTCGTAGACCTCACCCTCTTGCAGCTTCGGGGCGCAGCCGCAAAGCGTAAGACACAGAAGCGCAGTCAGAAGCAGCGCAGCAGCTTTATTTCTCATCGGTTCTCCTTTCTCCGATTCTGTTATCCTCAACAAAATCGTTTTTCCTTTCTCCGTCTGCGCAGAAGAAGTCCTCCGGCACGGTGCAATCAACGCAAACGCCGTGTGAGCAGCACAAGCCGCCGATGTCCTCCCAACTGTGTTTGCAGTCCTTGCACCGCACGACAGCATCATACCCAAGCTGCACCACCATGCGCTTAAACTGGCTGCGGGTGGGGCGGTCAATCTCGATTGTCGGTGCTGCGTCTATAATGGCGAGTACATCTTCTCGTTCAAACGTAACACAGTATCTGTACTTCGTGGATGCATCAACGGTCGTTTCCGGAATAGCTTTCTTGAGCGCGTCGGCGTCAATCAGTCGCATGTTCTTCACCATCCCACTTTCTTTCTCTTTTCCACCGTCTGCACCAGTGTTCAAAGCACTGCAAATATCCAATGTGGCGACCGTCTATTGCACACTTGCACCGGATTCCGTCCTTTGTTGGATATCGGATGCAGTTACCGCAATTGCAGCACACACGTTTCCGCTCCTTGTTCATTCTGTGTCATCCTTTCTCTGATAGCAATTCAGCAGCGGGTCTATCGGATCGCAGAAGCAGCAGGGCTTTCCGTCCGAAGCGCTCGGTGGGTAGTGGATGCAGGATTCGCAGCCGTTCATGTTTACCACCATCCCAAAATCTTGCTTATGATTGTAATTTATAACGCATCGGCTATGCAGAACAGCGCATGGGCTATGTTGTGACAAACGGTTTTCTCATACTCCGGCGTAAAAAATAACGATATCAAATACAGAACGCTCATTCCGCACCGTCCATTCTTGCACCGCAGTTGGGGCAGAAATAACTCTTTCGATTGTTCCACATATCACAGCAGCTTGATACAACCCCTTCAGATACCGTTGTGCCGCTGCGATAATGGCTTAACCACCGCCCATGCCGTACAGGCGCAACATCGGCGGCGGGGAAATCTTCAAGCTCATTTGCCAAATCTTCAAAGGCTTCGGCAATTATTCCGCTTTCGCCGCCCAGTTCTTCAAACGCGCTTTGTGCTTCTTTCGCCTCGTTGCGGATGTAAGCGATCACATCGCTCTTTTTCATGTATTCAGCCATTGTCATCGCCTCCATCTGTTCGCACTTCTTTTTCAAGCGTTTCGTCAATAACTGCAATCGCGTCGAGAATGCCGCAGCTTACGCTTTTGTCGAGGTCAACTATAGCGCCCTCGATGAAGCCTAACATGCGCTGAATCGTTGAAAAGTCTTTGTGTGTCATGGCGTTTCCTCCTTACGAATAGTTCTTAAAGTCAGGGCATTTTTTGAAAATGATCTTGTTGTTGCACCAGCGCTGTAGGCGCTTGAGCTCTTTCTGCGCATTTGGTTTGTCATAAACCATGACGTAGGGGTCAAACCCCATATCCCGCAGGGCGTGCACACGGAAAAGGTTTTCCTCCATGGTCGTGTTGAAATTCACGAGGACATAGACCGTTCCATATGCTCCGTGTGCAATCGGCTTTCCGCTTTCTCGCCATAGCTTAAGCCCGGAAATAACTCTTTCTGACTGCTCCATCAAATCCCACGCGAAATGGATTTCTTTCATTTTCAGCCGACGCAAGGCCTCAACATTTTTCTCGTTCAACAGCCGAGCGTCCACACCCTGGTTCATATCTACCCACGCTTTGCTCTGTGCGAGCTGGTCAAGCAAATCCATGCTGTCCGGGCAAGCAAGGAGATTCGGATCGCACAAAACAATGTTTTTTTGCCCACGCCACCACTCATTCAGATCCGCAACCTTGCGCGATCTCAGTCCTTCTTTGTCCTTGACAATGCAGAACGGACATCCACGGGGACAGCCGCGGGTAAGGAACCCGAAAGCCGTGTCTTTCGTCAGGTCGGGATACAGTCCATAGTCTGGGTACATGTGCTCAATTTCGTCAGGCAGCGCATTGTCAAGACCGTATCCAGTTCCTCCGCGCACTATCTCCGCAGCGTTGACAGGATCAGGCACATCTGGGGTATACGTCTCGTCAAAGACTTTGCTTTTGTAAATCCTGTCATACTGTGACCATCCCCACCACCATTCGACGTCATCGCCGACGCTTTTGTGATATGCTGACAGTTTCATCAACGCGAGATTCGGGAAATTGTGACCGTCAACATCGATTAACCCAATTCTCACGTTGTCAGTCCTCCCAATCAATCGCCTGTCCGCATTAATCGCAGTACGGAGACCATTCATCAACGACCTGTCCGCATACCGGGCAGTCGGCAAATTTCGCTTCGTTGGGGCACGCCCGAATGTCAAGCGGCTTTTTCGGAATCTGCTTGTCCAGCGCCTCTTCCGCTTTCTTGAACGCTTCCGTATAGTCCAGCGGGCAGTTCCATTCAACTTCGGCAGCGGCGACGCGGAGAATGTCTTTTGCTTCTTCGTAAGTCACTTAATCAGCTCCTTTTCGTATTTGCAGAATGTCATGTCGCAGTCCTTCCTGTCCGCACACACGCTGCATCCGTGCGCTTTGGAAAAACGGAAAAACTCTGCGGCGGTTCTTGCCGGGTAAACCTTGCGGGCAGGAGCAGGTTTCGCGCTTTGTGGTTTCTTCTTCTTGACTTCAACAGGCGCTTTTTTCGGCTTTCTGCCCTGCCGCATATGCTCTGCCCTTGCCGCTCTCATTTCGTTGGATAGGCAGCCGCAGGAACGCGTTTGCCCGTAAATGAAATTGTTTTGCATGATGACTTTTTCATTTCCGCAGTCACACCGGACGCGCCAGAAAATAAAGCCCTTCCTGTCCGGCACATCGGCAAGGCCGAGGACAACGAGCCGCCCGAACCGCTGACCTGTCAGGTCTTTTCTCGGTCGTGCTTTCCGAGCTTCCCTTGCCTTTTCGAGCGCTGCTCGTGACGCGTCGGATTTCAGACAGCCGCAGGACTTTGTAGCGCCGTTCCGCAGGAGATAACCGGCAATCACTTTTTCTGTCCCGCAATCGCATTTGCAGAGCCAGTGCGCACCGTCGTGCTCGGAGTGGTCGTATCGTGTGACCGTCAGGCGTCCGAAGCGCTGTCCGGTAAGGTCAATTCGTTTCATCCGAGCCTCCGCTTGGCGTAGAGTGCCATGAGTAAAGATTCCGCCATCCCGTCATGCTCCTTGCGGCAGCCCGGCGGAATCAAATTCACGCCGGGGAAAAGCCGCTTGCAGACCTCGATGGACGTGTTCTTGTCGGCTGTGACGGAAAATTCCTTCTTCCACTTCTGCGGTTTTACCAGCTCGTAGGGAACGCCGAACGCTTCCAATGTCCCCTGTATCCAGCCGAAATTCTCTCCGAAGTGGAACATCGAAACGCTGCCGTTCTTCGGCATGGCGCCGACGTGCTCTAAGCAGCACACCGCCTTTTCCCCGCGCAGATCGGATAGGACGCAGCGGTATGTGTCGCGGTCATACCGGAACGTCTGGACATTCTCCCCGCTCAGAATGGCAAGCCCGCCGTTCTTGCCGGGGTCTATGCCGATGTAAATCATCGGATGTCACCTCCCCATTGTTCGGCCATTGCCTCCGCAATGCCGGGAAATGTCTTTGCTCGGTTTCTCGCCCTGTCTGTCGTGAACATTCCCTTGTGTTCATCACCATGTTTCCCGCTGTAGCTGCCGCTTGGACACCATGTCGCCGTCGGCTCCACAATATTTGTAGGCGTCAGCGGCTCGACGCCTCGCTCCCAGAGGAGGGTTTTTTTGGTGAACGGATGCCCAAACATGAACGGCTGTATCGCCTGCGTAGGCGGCGGGTAGTCGAAAATCTTGCTCGGCGTCGGATTTTCAATCACTACTTTGTCACAGTCTGCCGCCCACACCGCCATGAAAAGTGCTTTGCCGCACAGTCCATCATAGTAGCGCTGCAAGTTCAGTTTGCCGCCTTTGTAGAGATGGCGCGCTCCGGCATTGCTTGTTTTTGTGCAGGGGACGAAAGCGATAATCATATCCCATTGGCCTATGTCATGCGTTTTCCCGTCCATGGTGGTCACTTGCCCCCCCTCTATGGCCCTTAGTGCATCGCCGAGAATGTGCCATTCGGGATGACCGCCGGACGGCTCCTGAATATCGCAGCTGTAAGCCTCGTGGCCGCGCTTGCGGAAAGCGATGCATACCCTCTGCGATTCTTCGCAGGCAATCAGGACTTTCATTCTTCCGCCTCTACGATCTCGCCGTCGCGGAGAGTGTAAAATACATCCGCCTTGATGATCTCGCCGTCCACCTGATACGACTTAACGCAGATGCAAGGGTATCCATCGCCGTCCCATTCACCATACTCGGCGAGAGTACACCATGTGCCAACAGGAGCCTTGATCTTCCCGTGCTTGCCGATAGCCGCCGCGACGCCGTGGACATTCTCGATCACAATCCTTGCGTCATCGCCAGAACTGCCGATCTGCGCGTATCTGCCAGAACTGCCGATCTTCGCGTCATCGCCAGAACTGCCGATCTGCGCGTCATCGCCAGAACTGCCGATCTTCGCGGCATAGCCAGAACTGCCGATCTGCGCGTATCTGCCAGAACTGCCGATCTTCGCGGCATTGCCAGAGCTGCCGATCTGCGCGGCATAGCCAGAACTGCCGATCTGCGCGTCATCGCCAGAACTGCCGATCTTCGCGGCATAGCCAGAACTGCCGATCTGCGCGGCATTGCCAGAACTGCCGATCTTCGCGGCATTGCCAGAGCTGCCGATCTGCGCGGCATTGCCAGAACTGCCGATCTGCGCGTCATCGGAAACGTCAACGTCCTCCGGCTTCTGCATTTTCTTAATCGTTTTCTCAAAAAGAAAATCAACGCACGCCTTAATAAAGCCGGAAAATCCAAGCTTTACGCCGATCTTGATCGTGCTGGTGGCAAACTTCTTGTTGTCATCCGTTACAGGCGGGTCGATGGCTTCTACGGTTGTGAAGTCGCTGAACTGTCCATCCGGGCGGACAAGCGGGTAATGTTCGAGAACATCAAAGGGGTTAACGCAATAGTGCGTTACGCCCGGAACGCAGATGCCGTGACCGGATTTTTTATAAACCGTGTTCTCTTCGTATTTGTGTCCCCGGCAAATCAAGCCGGGTTCGTAGGCTTTGAAGCCGTGCAAATTATCGCTCATAGTCGTTACTCCTTTTCATTTTCTTTCGCGATCTTCGCCAAGATTTTTTCCAGCCGTTCGGTATCATCGCGCCGACCGGAGGGTGCGGAGGTTTTCTGCGTCGCGTCGTTGTACCGCCCCTCCAACACCTTCTGGAAATTGGACGGCTTGATGAACCAGTCGAAAGTTGCAGTAAAGCTGCCCTTGCTCTGCCCGTTCAGGAACGGACTGCGCCGCACGTTCTCTATCGCCTCCAAGATGGCGGGAACGCCGTCATTTTTTATGCGGCTTGCAAGGATACGTTTCCGCTCGGAGCCTTGATTCACGCTGCGGATGGGGTTAAGCCCCAAACTGTTCCATGCATCAATTACGGCTCTTTCGGCGCTGCGTCCGGCGTCAGACGGACAAACATCTTCGTTAGAAGATGTATTAGTTTCCTTTACTCTACTCTTCTCTTCTCTACTCTCCTCTACTTTGCTCTGTTTGGAAATGTTCGCATTTTCGGAAAAAATGTTTACATTTTTCGCTCGAATGTCAACATTTGGGCAAAAACGGGCGACATTAACCAGAAGTATGTTTTCATCGACTTCAAGAACCTTACGGCGGCTGACGGCCTCGAAGTACCGTTTTTGAATCCCTCGGGACGTCAAAACGTGGTACTTGTCATATTTCTCTTTGTCGAACATACCTCTTCTGATAGAAGCCTCTACTATTTCGGAAACGACGTTCCCACCCAACCCTACCTTGCGGGCGAACAAAAGCGCAACCTCCGTTGTCCATTCAATGTAATAACCCGCCTTGCCGTAAATCTCTTGCAGTAGGCGAACGATCACACCAAATCCTGTCAAGCCGTATTCTGCTTCTATCAGGTCAAACTTCTCGTCCAAAATGACATCGAGCGGAAAGTAGTCAATTCCGCTCTTTGCCATCGCTTACCCCTTAAAACGGAAGCTGTCCGTCATCCTCGACCGGCTCCAAGCTCGCCGCCCGTTCGTAGGCTTCCTTCTGGTCGGGCTTGTCCTTTTTGCCGCCGCAGAAGCTGACCTCATCCGCGACGATCTCCGTTGACCGGCGGGCGTTGCCGTTCTTGTCCGTCCAATCGCGGTTCTGGATGCGCCCGCGGACGCAGATCATGTCTCCCTTGGAAAACCACTTGGAGACAAACTCGCCGGTCTCGCGCCACGCGGCGCAATCGAAGAAGTCCGCGCCCTCCTTGAAGCGATCAACGGCGATGGTGAACGATGTTACCGGCGTGTTGTTCGCCGTGTATCGCTTCTCAGGATCGCGTGTGAGACGTCCCATCAGGACGCAGGTGTTCATTGCCATCTTGGATCATCCTTTCGGTAGATTAGATTCTGTTCATTCCAGCCGGGGTACTTCGCCTTGAGGTAGTCCCGGCAGTAGTTCCCAATGTCCTGCCGCATCGCCGCCGTGCCGTTGTCGAAGGCGTCGTGACAGAGGCGGCAGAGTGTCAGTACGTTTTCCTCGATACCCAATCCCCCGCGGGAACGGGGGATGTAATGGGCTTCCGGGAATGCGTAGATCGACTTGCAGTAGACGCAGCAGTGGTTGTCGCGCTCCCAAACGCGCTCTTTGACGGCCTTGGGAATTGCGCACGCTTTAGCGCGCTTGCTTGAGATTCTTTTCATCGGCGTATCTCCATGTATAGCCGCCCGTCTGGCGACGTTTCCCTTTGCAGCAGTTGCTAACACACGACGGCTGAAAGCCGTATTCTCTGCACTGATTCAGCGAGTTTAGAACGATTTCCGCTCCGCCGTCCAGCGGAGTGCCGATTATCGGCTTACCCATCGTGGAGCGTAGTGTGTTGGTCAGCCTCTCTTTCCAGATTTCCGTGCGGGCAAATCTGCCCCGTTCGGCGGAGTAATCATAATTTCCTTGCAGGGTTGTCCATTCGAGGTTGTCTACTCGGCAATTCAGGGGGTCGAAATCCTTATGATTAACAATGGGCAAGTTTTCCGGATTTGGAATAAATGCCTCTGCAACCAGCCGATGGAGAAAAGCCTTTCTCTTTTTCGGGTACGAAAGTTGAACTCTGTTGTATCCCTGCGAATTTGGATGCATACTCATAAGGTGCCAATCGCCGTTGACGCGGGAACGCACTTTGCCAGAGTTGCTGATCTGGTACATCCCGTCTGTACCGGGAATATCCCGCCATTTCTCAATGGCGCTTTGCGCATTCGTCAAGAATCAAGCTCCTTTCTCTGTCGGAAAGCGTTTCAACGCCAACCGCCTTTGCGTCCTGCATGATGTTGTCGATCAACGCGGACATTTGCTTTACGGTGTAAGTGCTGCTGCCGTGATATGCGAGGATAATCTTTTTCCCTTCTTCCTGCGCGTCGTCGGCAACGTCGCAAAACCAACCGATACCTTTGCTTGCCCAGATCTTTTCAAATTCCGGGATAGCCGCGTAATCCATAACAAGCGTGGAATAAATTCCGACTTCGCGGATTGCGTTTTTGTATACCTCGTTCTTCGTCAGCCCGACGGCTTGCGCAACGTCTTGGCAAAGTTTCCAAAACAGTGCGTTTGCCTCAAGGCTTCGCAGCGACCTTTTAGGGCGTATCTCGTATTCCCCCGGCGTGAACGCGTAGGCAAAATGCCGTGCGTCCACGTCAGCGGTGTGGAGCTTCAGGAAGCCGCCCTCCCAGACGGCGGAATCAACTTTCATTCTTCTCGGCCTTCTTCAAGCAGTCGGCGCAGAGGCAGCGGTCGAAGCGGCGGCGGGAGTATTCCGCCATATCGGACACGCTCCACATTGTGCCGTCGCGTTTCTTGACCGGATAAACGTGCTTGCCGCAATCAGCGCACATCGGAGCGGGCGTAGCCTTGCGGGTGTAATTGACATCCTCGCTCGCGGTCTGGTCGGGATCGTCGCCGGTGCTGATCTTATAGGCTTTCATGAGCGCGTACTTGTCGGCGTAGGTCATCGCCTTGCCGCTGCCCTTGTCCTGCGAATCGATGCCCTCGGCAAACGTCGTGGTCTCGATGAAGTCGGTAGGATCGTCCGTGTTCACGAAGCGGTACACGGTTTCGATGCGCTCAAAGAACGTGGTCTTTTTCGTGACCTTGCCGTTATACTCGTTCTCGGATTCAAGCGCCGCCGATTCAAGAACGCGGCGGGAGGCCGGATAGGAATAAACGCCGTGTTTGGCTTCAAGAGGCTTTACCGCGTCGATCACGTCACGCTCGGAGACGGCCTTGTAGCCCTTGCCCTTGCCGGTCTCAACGTTCAGGTTCTTTGCAACGGTTTGCAGCTCGGCGGTGATCGCCGCCATGCGCTGATGGATGTTCAATGCGCTCATTCCGCCGCCTCCTTTTCCTCCGCGAGCTTCTTCCGGAGATCGGCAAGCTCGGATTCCAGCTCCTTGATTTTCTGCCCGCTGAGGTAGGCTTCGGAACCCCAGCGCGTGGCATCGTCTTTTTCCGCTTTGAGTTTCTTGTCCATTTCGTAATAGCCGGAAATCAGTTTCCGGTACTCACTCGAACGGATGGGGATGTAAATGTCCTCCGTCTCCTTGCGGTTCAGCTCGGCGGTGGCGTTGAGCATGATGTTGACTTTGCGTTCTTCCATTATTCGATTTCCTTTCCGTCGTAGATTTCGTTCAGCGCCTTGATCTCTTCGGCGCTAAAATTACAGATGAGAAGCGCGTGGAATCGCTCTCGGAGGTTGTTCTCACAGTCGCCGCAGTAGGCGTCTGTCGTGAAGCGTCCACAAAGGGGGCAGGAGATACCGACGTCGATCTCCGACGAGCCGCACGAGGGACAGACCGGTACGCCCATCTGGGAATCGCAGAATCCGTAGTTGATGTACTTCGGGGTAAAATCCTCCGCGCCGCAATTCCGGCATTTATTCGGCACTTGACAGCTCCCCTCCCTCCGTGGTAGGATAATCACGGTTGTTATTCCTGCTTGAAGCGCTGTCGGTGTCATCTTCGCCGGCGGCGCTTTCGCTTTGTGCGAGCCATGCGAGAACGAGGGATTCAAGAAACGTCTGCATGGACGCGATGCCGTTTCTCTCAAGCGCTTGTTTAACGCGCTCTGCCGTGCTTTCGGCGAGGCGGCATTGCATTCTAAAGGTCTTGCGCCGCTTCTGGCTGTGGCGCTTCTGCTGCGTCACGGCGTCGTATATCTCCTGCGCTCTTGTGCAGAACTTGACGCCGTAATCGTTCGTGTGGAGAGCCATGCTCACCGTGCCCTTATTGGCTTTCGGGAACTCTTCCCGGAGCGCGGAGACAATGGCGGAATATCGCGTATCGTTCAATGCCGTCCTCCTCTCTCCATGATCTGCACGTCCGGGAGCTGCATCCAGCGGCAGCAGTCATCCGCAAGGCTCGAAAAACCGTACAGGGCGAAGATGCCCTCGATCACGGCGAACCCGATTCCGGAGCCGAACCTCCAGATGAAGAAGATCACGGCGGAAAGGAGCGCCATGATCGCGGTGGTGGCGAACATCGCCTTTCGTTTTGTCATTTTCGTTCCTACTTTCTGCGGCGGTTGTGTGCCAGCCGTCGCTGTTTCTTAATAGTATCGACGGTGTAATCCATGATTACGTACCGTCCCGCCCGTGCGTCCCGCCGGGCGTTGCATCCGGCTTTAAACTCTGCGTACCGGGGACAGGCTGCATGGCAGCCGGGGACGCGCTCGGCGCAGTCCTTACACGGGGCGATCATCGCCCTTGTCCTGCTCTGTCAGCTTCTCCGGGTGCTTGCGGATGTAATTCCGCACCAGTTCGCCCCAGAGGGCGTCGCGCTGCTCCTGCGTGATCTCCGGGGCTTTGACCTCCCCGGTCTTGCGGTTGATTGTGATGGGCATTTTATTCTTCCTCCTTCTTCTCGGCTTTGATTCCGTCCAGTCTGCCCTGCAAATAGCCGCGGACATAATCCGCGCCATCCGGGGGAATCTGTTTCAGGCTGTCGATGACTTCCTTTGCAGCCTGCTTTTCCTTTTCGCTCATGGGGTTTCTCCTTTCTTTCCCGTCCGCCGTGTGATATATTGGCGGCGGGGGGTGGTATTTTGAATGTTTCGGATTTGCTGAATGTTGATCTGCCGAAGAACGAGGCAGAGGCGCTTGCGGAATTGACCACCGGCGCGGTGCTGCGGGATAAAGAAAATGCCGATACGCTGGAAAATCTCATCCGCTTAGGGCTTGCCGAGAAGTATGAAACCACGGCAGACGGCTGGTTTGCTCACGGTGCGAAAATTAACGAAGCCGGGAAAAACTACCTGTTTATCCGGGATGTGCAGACCGAAGTGAACCGGAAAGAGAAGCGGCGGTCATTCTGGCGTGACTTTCTATTTCTCCTCATCGGCGGCGCTGTCGGCTGGTGCTTCGACCATTTGGCAGAGATCGTCGCCCTGTTCCGTTTCGGTCGATAGCCACGGGGAAAACAGCGCCCAGAACCGCTCAAACTTCCGCATTGGGATACCGCCGGATAGCTTCCGGCGGATAAGGCCGGATTCGACCGCCGCCGTCAACGCACGGCCTTTGAGCGTGATCTTTACGGCTTTCATGCTTTCGCCTCCTTTCTGTTCCGGTCGAGGTAGGCCATCATCTGGCCCACCTCGCAGGGTGTCCAATGCGCGGTTAATAGATATTGCTCAAGTTCGCCGCGGGTCTCGAAACGGTTCTCGTTTCGGTCGATGACGTTCTTTGCGTGATCCCACGCCCAGCCGGTGAGCTTCATTTGGCCTCGATCTCGTCTATCCAGTAACGGACTTCCGGCCAGTTGATCGCCAGCGAGGACAGGACGGAATACACGCCCTGCCGCATTGCGCGGTGTTCTTCTTCCGCTTCACGCTCGGTGTATTCGTCGGTATAAAACTGCTGCATCCGGCGGGCTACCTCGTCGTATACTGCCTGAATCTGGTCTTTCTCGAATTTAATGCCTTTCATTGATCGTTCTTCCTTTCTGCCGCCATGACAGGCGGGGTTGTTCTTTAGCTACTCATATATTAACACAAGCCACTAATGAAGTCAAGGTGTTTTTATTAGCCACTAAACTTTTTTCTTGCATTTTGCGCCGCTCTCTGTTAATATAGGAAACAGAAAGGAGGCGATATCATGAACACCATAGGTGAGCGCATACGAGAGATACGAAAAGCCAACGGGCTTACAATGGATGCCTTTGCAAAGCGCATCGGGATTTCTGGCGGTGCCGTATCCCTCATCGAGAGCGGGAAAACAGAAACACCATCGAATCAGACAATCGTGATTATTTGCCGGGAGTTTAATGTTGATGAAGACTGGTTGCGGGACGGAACGGGCGAGCCGTTCATGCAGCTGTCCCGCGAGGACACCATCGCGGCGTATGTCGGCAGGATCACCGGCGGGCACATCACGGACATTGAGGAGAGCATCATCAAATTCATGGCGGAAACGCCGGTTGAGGAATGGGAAACTCTCGCCCGCGCCCTGCGACGGTTTGCCGAGACAATAAAAAAGCCCGATACGGAGTGATCCGTACCGGGCATTTTTTCTTTTTGGGTTACAACATATTCAACGCAACGATGTACAAACGGTGCAGCATTTTCGTGTCCATGAGGCGCAGGATGCGGACGATCTTCTCAATTTGGCGTTCCTTTTCCATTTTTCCCTCCTTATTTTATTGCCTTTCGACAAATTTCACCTTGATTCTATCGGTAAAAAGAGTTATTCTAAACATATCCACAGCAAAAATTTAATAGGAGTGGGAATTATGAGAAAGAAACTGCTTGCCTTTGCCTTGGTTTTTGCGCTCGTTTTTGCCCTTTGCGCGTGCGGCGCGGCGGCACCGGAGACGAAAGCAACGCCGGAACCGACCGCAGATCCAACCGCCGAGCCGACACCGGAACCGACGGAGGAGCCGACGCCCGCGGCGACGTTCGACGGCACGGTGTACGAGGACGATGAAGCCCGCATTGAGATCATTGGGTATGAAATCTTAGAGGTAGGGTCGGAATACAACAAATATGGCGACGTTCCGCTCATCTGCTTCAAATACACTGTTACAAATCTCTCCGGCGGGGACATAAGCGCAGCATCAAAATGGATGTTTAATTTCCGCGCTTATCAGGATAACAATCCAAATTTTTTGAACGCTCTTGATATTGGTATGCAGAGCAACGCCGATTATTATGATACTGAATACGAACAGATTAAAAAGGGCTGAACTGTCGAAAATGTGATAACCTACGAGCTGGACGACGAGGAAACGCCGGTAACGCTCGTTGCTAAGGATTATTACGGCAACGAAGTCGGCTCAAAGGATTTCGACATTGCACAGAAGCCGGAAGAGGAAACGTCCGAGGAATCCAATCTCGGCAAATGCACGCCGGAGACGCTGGAAGCCGCGGCGCAGTTTATTCAGGTGACATGGAAAAAGAATCTGCCGAACGTGACATACACAATCAAAGAAGATCAAAATTTGATTGTGATGCTCATTGAGAACGACGGATTTGATGCAAAAATCAGAGAATCAAAAAAAGCCGGAACGAAGCCAAGCAATTGGAGCGATACGGTTTCCGCGCTGAACTCCATGACAGAAAATGCAATCAGCCTTGCGCAGTTTTTCTGCGGCGATGAGGTGCATGTCGGCGCGATCCTTGTTAGCGATGTAGATCACAACACCGCGTTTTTAAGCTCCGTTGACGGGAGAACGGTCGACGATTATTTTGCGTGAATTAAATGCCCCGGCATTGGCGGCAACCTCTGCCGGGGCTTCGGGGATGTGGTAAACCGACACGTCTGCCACGATTCAAGCGTACCCGTTTGTTTTTACGAAGTCCATGTTGGAAATCACGATTCAGGAGGAAAAACTACAAATACATTCCCAAAACTTTCTGGAAAAACAACAACTGAATGGAGATGGAGAGAGTGTCCGCGCTATCGGAATTGCAGCCTTATTTGGATTCATACCCGGACAAAATCCGCAAAGCGAAAAACGCAAGCGGCTTCACGCTGCAAGAATTGTCTGACCTGTCAGGTGTCCCTTACAACAACATTTGCGACACGAACGCGGGGCGGGTGAAACAGCCGCTCCTTTTTTATGCCGCGGCGACTTGTAAGGTGTTGAATCTGTCGCTGAACGAGCTTGTCGGTCTGGACGAACAGCCGGACACGCAGCACATCCACGACCTTGAATTGGAGATCGCCAGGCTGAAAGGCGAGACGAAGCGTTTGGAAGAGCTGAACGCCGTGTTGACCGCGCAAGCGGCGCGGTATCGCACGATCATTTTTATGCTGCTCGGTGTTTGCGCTCTTCAGATCGGA